GCCAAAAGAAATAAAAAGAAGAAGGAAGGACCCGTCAAATTCTGACGCTATGATCATTAGCTACACGTCGAACGCTCTAACGAATAGCTATATGTTTGCATTAACATATGTCATTGCGTTGATGCGTTCACCTCCCCGTCGGCACAACAACCCCGGCCGAATACAGCGAAGCGAGTATCATCCCCACCCCGGCAATCAGGCAGACGGTTGCTATCGCAATCTCCCTAGCCCACCCCCGATCCGTCTTTGCGTACCCCGCGAGGTCCAATGATTGACGGCCTGCCCTCAAAAGGAACAGGCCTGAAACCATGTATGCAACGGCTTGAAACGTCATTCGTCTTCCTCCCCGTCATCTTCCCCGAACGATTCCGCCCCGTGAAACAGATTCTCGGCAAGCTCCCGAACCGATAGGACCGCCTTTTTCGTGCGGTCGTTTTCGGTGAACCAGGACACGTCGGCCACGCTGCCGCGAATGGCGTTCACCCGGACCAGCACGATGCCTTCGGGCGACTTATACCGGCACACGTCGAAGACCAGCAGTTCGCCCGGCTTGCGGTCCAGAGCCTTGACGGAACGCCGTCCCGGCCCCTGGTTCTCCGCGTACCTGACGCGGGGCCGGCAATCACTCGGGTCGTACTGGTCGGCATACCGTTCGGCGTCGGCGCGTTCGACCACCCGCAGCACTTTTTTGGGGCTGTACCCCGGCACTCCGCTCATCGTCCGGTGGGCCAGTCGCCCCTCGTAGCACGCCTGGCGAATCGTGCCGTAGGACAACTTGAATTCGCGGGCCATTTGCCGCAGCGTGAGGGGATAGCCGGGGGTCGGCGGCGGGACCTCCGAAGCGTAACCGGTGCGGCCCCTCTTGGCCTTCGGTTGCCGGCTCCGGTGGGCGTCCAGTTCGGCGAGGTACTTTTCGACCGCGTCGGCGTCGGCCACGCGCATCAGCATCCGTTTTCCGTCCCGAGCCACGCGGGATTCCAGGCGGGTCGGGAATCGGCTGGCATTGACGGCGTTGCGGATGGCGCGTTCGCAGAGTTCGGCGCGGACGGCAATTTCTTCGAGCGTCAGCGTGCGGGTTTGGGTTGCGGTCACGATTCGATCCTCCGGAATTCCAAGACCCATACGAACGGGTTCGATTCCCACGGGTGCTTCTTGCCGTTGATCTTGTCCCACAACTTTTTGTATTCCACCAGCCGCTGTAGCCCGCCGATCCGCTTTCGGGGTGGGTTGTCATCGGAATAGGTGCTTTCCAGGGGGTCGAACAGAACGCCTTCCGCCTTGGCGTCTTCCATGCTGATGCTCTGAAGCCGCTCGACCCGCACGCCCGTCAATTCGAGGGTGATGCGGCTGGCCCATCGGGGCATGAACAGCGGCGATTTGTTGACCCACTCATGACACCAATCGGCGGACTCTTTTGGCGCGTCCGGATGGAGCTTTGCGTATTCCTTCTCAAATTGCTCCCTGCTTCCAGAAACCAAGTATACGGCGATTCCATTTGGGTTGTTTGGGGCCGTTCCGTGGCTCCACGCCTCCCGCACCCAGAGCCGGTCGCCGACGATGCCGTAGGGGCAAAATTTGGCCATCTGGGAACCGATTCCATCTTCGGGCCACGCTTGCAATTTGCACTTCGGCTCGATGTTCCACGCCCATCCTGGGGAAACAAGACCCTTGCCTTTCTGCCAGTAGGGTTGCGGTTTGACAACCCGCCGCGTCTGCGTTTTCGCCCCGGCAAGCAGGGCCTTGACCATCGGTCCGCTAAAAATAATCGGCCGCTCTTTCACGATTCGATCCCCCCATTCCGCCCCTGCACGATGCGGCCATATTCCTCCCGGTGTTCAGCGAAGGCGAACGACAATTCTGCGGGTGTCATCGCTCCGCCCTCCCGGCCGCTTTCAGGGCGTCCAGCATCACGGACTTCGCCTGCTGAAAGCGTTCGATCATCCGGTCCATCGCCTCGATTGGGCCGGCATCGGTCAGGATGTCCCACCCTTCGTGCGGCGCGGATAACAGGGCCGATTCGGCCGCGCGGCGGCAGAACGGCATGGGGTCAAATTCGGTCGGTCGGTTCGTCATTTTTCAATCCTTCATTATGATGCCGCATTCGTGGAACGATGCGGTTCGGGATTCGAAGCTCATGCCGATTTTGGTGCCGACGCCACTTCCGGCGCGGGCCTTGAAGATTTCAATTCGGCGGTTGATCGTCACGGAACTGCGGCTTCCGTCGTCGTGGCGGATAAGAACGTCTTCCGGATTCTCCGAACGCTTCAGCCAGATGACGGCGTGGGAGAGGCGGGGTATCGCCGAACCGCCGGCCATATCGTCCAGGCCGTTCCCGGTCTTGCCGTTCTTCTTCGGGTGAATCGAAAGCAGGATCGAAGCGCCGAAGTCCTTCGCCTTCTGCTTCATCTGCATGATGAATTTATGGTCTTCAATCCAGGGCTTCTCGGTCGGGGTTGCGGCCGTAACCGGGTCGATGAACAGCACGCGGCAACCTTCCGCCAATTTCTTGTCCACCCATTCGACGATGATTTTATATGTCGGAATTTCTTTCGGTTCGGTCGTGAGGCACAGCGAAAACTTATCGAGGGCCTCCCGGTGCCGGTTGTACGAGTCCTTCGCTTCGTCGCCGTTGAATCGTATCCACTCCGCATTCAAAATCATAATGTTGTTTTCCAGTTGGGCCAACAATCTGGAAAGGTGAAACTCCGGGCCGTCCTCCAGCATGAATACCGCGCAGGGTATGTCCCGTTCGCAAAGGTGCCACGCCGACTGAACGAGAAAAAAGCTCTTGCCGGCCCCCGCTTCTCCGCAGAACGCGGTTACGCTTCCGGGCAAGAGGGCCTGCGATGCGGTGGTGATAATCGGGAACGGGAAAGGCACGTTCGCCCGCTTGCCGCTGATTGAATCGTCGATCATCTGGGCCAGCGGGGAAGACGGCCCCATCGGCTTTGCTATCGAGAGCAGGCACGAAATCGAAGTCTTGGCGTCCATGCCTTCCGGGGTCTGGGCGATGAATTCGACGCAATCCCCTTTGGGCGGCACTTCGGTTATTGCCGGGTCAATCCAGTAGATCATCGGCCGCGGCGAGAGCGTTTCGAGGATGCCCTTGACGGCCAGCATGTGCGCCGCGCCGCCGCTGAGTCCCTTCGCGTCCGGCTCGTCGTTGTCCGGCCACAGGTAGACCGTCTTGCCGGCGAGCGGCGTCCAATCGGCCCGCTCGGCGTTACCGGTTGCGGCCCCGCCCGGCGAAGTCGTGGCCGTGAACCCGTGGGCGCGCAGGGCGTGAACGCACTTTTCCCCTTCCACGACGATTACAATTTTGCTGTTAGCGATACGGCCGCGATTGTATACCGGCATCTTGCCGGCCGGCTTGCCGTATACCCATCCATTGTGGACGTTGCTGAAGTGGCACTGGCGGAATTGTTTTTTCTCTCCCGGCCTTTCAATCCGCAATATCAAAAGGTCGATTTTGTTATCGGCCGGATTCGTGTATGTGTAATGTTCGGTGCATCCGCGAGCGGATGAAATTATCGCTTCCTTCGTCGGGAAGACTTCAACGGGCTTCGATTCGTTGACCGGTTCCATGTGTCGGGCCACGCGGTTGACGGGTTGCTCCGAACGGGGCAGCACGTCGCGGAGTTCCTTGCCGGCCGCTTTGGCGCGGATGTCGAAAACGTCCCCGTGCCACCCGCACGCGGCCCCGTGGCACTTGAACTTCCACGTTCCCGAACCGTCGTCGAAGATCCCGGCGGAAGGGGATGTATCGTCGTGGAAGGGGCAGGATATTTTCGACGGGTTGACGATCTTCGCCCCGGCCTCTTCCAGGGCCTGAAGGATCGCGGACTTGTCCCGCCGTTCGTTCTGTAGCTGCTGGTCGAACATCGGTCAATCCTTTGGGTGGTACTTGCGGGGTTCGGGGCCGCGCGGCAGGCCCTTGTTGCCGGCGTCATACCAGTCGGCCCACTCGCCGGTCATGTCGCCGAACGCTTCGAAGAACTCGTCGCGGACGGTGGGCTTCGGGATGCCGAGCCGAATCTGGGATAACAGCGCCGCGAGTTCGTGCGGCTTCGGCGGATGGTATCCGGCTTTCTTGAATTCGCCCTGCTTCAGGTGCAGCTTCGCCGCCGCGTCGATGTCTGCCGGCGTGTACGGCGGCTTCGCTTGGACGATTTCCCTTTTGACCGATCCGATCCGCTTGGCGACGGCGGGCATAGTGTAGTCCAGCCGGCACGCTCTGGCGATGGCCTCGAAAATCAAATCGGGTTCGCGGCCCGTGGCCGGCTTCGGCGCGGCCGGTGCGATAACGGCCGGCTTCACCTTCGGCCGGCTTTCGACAATCGGCAGGTCGCGGTCGTCCAGGCCCACGACGACGAGTTCCATTTCCGGCGGCTCGGCCGGCTCGGCCGCAACGCGGGCCACGTCCGTTCCGAAATCGGGTAAGCCCCCGGCTTCCGGGGGTTTGGGGGTTTCTTCTGTATTTTCTTCCTTCTTCTCTTGTTCTTTTCTTGTTCTTGTTCTGGTAACGCTTTTGGTAACGGGTTTGCAACCGATTTGTAACGCTCCATGCGTTACATCCGCGTTACCGTTTTGCCGGAATTTCGCTACACGGGCGTTACTGTCGGCCCGCCTTTTGGCCGTGGTTCCGTTGTGTTCGTGGTAGTTCGGGAGTAGGACGCCATCGGCCGCAACTTCAATCCAGTCAACGGGTAGCGCCGCGCAGAACCCCTTAATCCCGGTGAGTTCGTCGATGTCGTCGGTGTTGTAGCCGCGCAGCATTCCGGCATCGTCGGCGTGCGAGTCGGCCAGTGACCAGAGGATGATGAGTCCGCCCAAAATGGTGGCGGGCTTCTGCTTCGTCGCGCGGGCGGCGGAACGGACGCGGCCGTCGGTGGCGAGCTTCACCCGGAATTTGATCCACTCGTTCGACACGCGCGTCACCCTCGAAAAAGTATCCCGGTAGGGGCGGATGAGTGACAGCCCAGAGCCGCTTTGACCTACCGGGATAAAGCCTGAATTTCGGGGTTCCGTCGTCCGCTGTCACGGGTTCGACTCTCCTATCCTATCAAACTCCGCGCCGCCGAGTCAACCGGAAAGCCGGACGAATTTCCCGCAGAGCTTGCAGTTGCCGTAGTTGCGGGGCCGCGACTTCGACGGCTCTACCTCTCTGTGCGGGCAGAGCTTCGCTATATCGGCGAGCAAGACCTTCACTTCGTCTTTCAGGAATTTTTCCATCTCGCCGCTCCGCTTGTAGTGGCGCTCCAATTCGTAGCACTTGTTCTGGTGTTTGCGGATGGCCAGTTCTAGGTCGGTCATCGGTCGTCCCCCTCGAATCCGGCGAACAGGCCGGCGGCGGTTTCGGGCTTGAGGCAAAATGGCGAAAACCATATTCGCTCTCTCCCCGCGTTCACGTTGCCGCCCTTGCGGTTCGCGTACCCGCCGTTCGCACGCCACGCCCATTCGTCCCACCCATCGGCCACCAGTGCCTCGTAGCCGTCCCCGTCGTAGCCGCAGACCGCAATGCGAATTCCCTTCGTCGGCCCCCACTTGCGGCACCACGCAAGCACCTCGTCGCGGAGCAGGTCCAATTCGTCGCGGTCTTCGTCGGCGCTGCCGTACAGTCCGCCATCGCGGCTTACGGTGCCGTCCGGCCGATGCGTCGGATAAGGCGGGTCCAAGAAAACGGCGGTCGTGCCGAGCCGCGTCAGCGTGGAATCGGAATCGCATATCCGGCTCCAGTGTCCGCAGCACGTCCGCACCAATCGCAAGCGGTCCCCGAGCGCGACGAGCCAATCGGTGACGAACTTCCGGCGGGCTTGCGTGAGGCCAGCGTAGAGCGGCCACGGGTGGGCTTCACCGGCTTCACCGGCTTCACCGTTGACGCCGTCGATGCTGCTCAGCTTCGGCACCTGCGTTGACAACCCGCCCCCGTTGACACCCCGCCCGATGCTGAATTGGTCCGTCAGTTGAGGACGGCCGGAAGTGAGCGGATGGACCCCGGCCGAGGTCTGACCTCGGCCGGGGTCCATGTTGGGCACTTGTTGCGAAAGCCGGTTCGCCTCTTGCCCGGAAAGGATTCCCTGCCCCGGCTCCAACATCGGCCGTTGGACTGCGCTTTTCGTTTCGCACCACCCCGACCCGATCCAACAGCACAATCCCCAGCACCACCAGCCCGCGATTTTGGGGCAGAAGTATTCCGGGTCCGCTTTGACGCGCTCGAGGGATTCGACCGCCTCGGGAGAAAACACCAGCCACCGGTGCCGGGCGTGCAGGTCCATTTCGTGGACCGGATGATCGGCGTGGACGGCCACCGCTTCGGGGTCTTTGGAGACGGCCCGCCAGAAATTCACGATGTAGCCGTTGATGTCGCTGACGGTTTCCTTGGATGGCCGCGATGGGTTGGCGAGAAGGACCGCCAGCGAATTGGCAAACGGTTCGATGAAATTATCGACTTCGCCGAAGCGTTCCCAGATGTACGGCGCGGGCTTGCTCTTCCCTCCGAATGCCGGGAAACAGGCTTTCAGTTTCGTTTTATCATTCATGATTTTACAACCGCCCCGCAATCGCAGCACGTCGTCTCCGGCCGCCGGTAAGGCGCGAACGAGGTAGCCCGCCGCTCATGCGGGCACAGGGCCTGAATTTGTCTCATGGCCCCGTCGCCCGGAGGAACCACCGATGATAACCGATAGAATCCGCGCCCCTCGCAAGAGCTACCTGCCTCAGCGGCCCGCCGTGGACCGCTTCGCTTTGGCCCGCCTGGTTGGCGTCTCCCCCAACCGCATCGCGGCACTCAGCCCGTCTGACGATCAGCGGTTGAAGGCGCTGGCCCAGTCGGCGAAGGTTGAGCGGTAGGGATTTCGAACCCCTGCGATTCCAAGAGCCGGCGAACCGATTCCTTCTCCGCGAGTCTGGACAGGATGCCGCTCATGCAGAGCATCTTGTCGCCCTGCTTTTGGATCAGTTCCCGCTGGGCCTCTACCAGCTTCCGCAGGTCCGCCACGTCGTCCCGGCCATCGACGTTTACGCGGCCGGGGCACTCGCGTTCCAGGGCGGTGATGATGGCGGCTTGTGCCGCGGCTCTCGTTGCCGATTCCGCGTTCTTCGCCATGAGGCCGGCGATGATCTCGGCCGCTTCGTCAACCATTTTTCGGGCGCGGATCGGGTCGCCGTGCCGAGTGGCGTGGTAGCGTTCGAACCAGATTTCTACGGTCATCACGTCTCCAAGATTTCGATGCCATGAACAGCCAGCATGAGCCGCTTTTTCAGCTTGTACACGGGCGTTTTTATTCCCTTGCAATCTTCGACAATCCGCACGCCGCCGACCCGATAAACGAAGTCGGCGACGTACTCGCACACCTTCACGCCGCCCACGACAAGCGGAAACCGCACCTGCAATTCCAGGCCCTCGATTGCCCCGGCCCGTTCCATCATCCGAAGTTCGACGTACCGGCGGGCTTCTTTGCGGCTGTCGAATTTCAGGCCGTCAAGTTCCGTCTTGAGGTTGCGGTATTTTGATACCGTGGCCTCGTTCGCCGTGGCCCTTTCGAGGGCTTCGCCTTCCAAGGGCGATTTGTGCCGCGTCACGGTGAACGAAAGCCCCTTGGCCTTCCAAGCGGCAAGCTGGGCGTCGATGTTGGCGGCGTCGATCTTCACGCGGCATCCTCGAACATCGGCACCGTCGCGGCCCGTCCGATCTCCGGAAATCGCCGCAAAAATTCATTCGCAAGCAGGGCCGAATCGAAGCAGGCCAATCGGCGGGCTTCTTCCGGGTCGTCCGACAATTCCAGCGTCCCGGCAATCAGGGCGCGGCGGCGGGTTGCGGCCTGTTCAATCGGGGTCATTTCGCCCCTCCGTTGCACAGGTAGCACAGTTCCCATTCGCCATCCTTCGTCATCGTGCGGCCCGTGCCGGAGCAGGCGGGGCAGGGCGATTCGGGGAGGGCTTCTTGGAACAAGACAAAACCCGCTCTCGCGTACTCAACCAAGTCGTCTTCCTTATTCTTGACCCTTAATTCGATGCCGCCGCCATTGTTGCGGGCCATAATAAATCCGGGCGGCACTCCCTTGAGCCAGAATTCGCGGGGCTTCGGCGGTTCGGGCTTGACGCGGTATTCGATTTCGTGGAAATTCCAGACCGGCTTATCCGTTGTCATCCACCTGTTGTTCGTTGTTGTACACCGAAACTCGACCGCCTTCCCGTCCCGGAACGCCGTCATCACCGCAATCTGTTCGTCGATGGTCATATCAGCCTTTCGTTATGTGTCAGTTCAAAACCCACACCCCACACTTATCCCGCTCTTCGCTCAACTGCCGGATAAGGCCGGCCGCTTTCAGTTCGCTGAACCGCCCCGACACGCCGTTAAGGCTGGCGAGGTTGCTTGTAACCGTGGGCAAATTTTCGTTGAACCAACGCGATCCGCTGACCGCGAGGTGAGTGCATGGTGGGTGGGCAATCATCAAGTCCCATCCCCCATTGAGGACCGCCAGCACGTCGCCCGTGATGTGCTTCCCCGGCCGTTCGGTCGGTAAAAGGTCGCAACTCCAGGCGTCGTGCCCATGAGCGGCAAACGCATCACGGACGGTGCCAGGGAATTCGCAAGCGACTAGCCCCCTCACAATTCCCCCTCCGATGAATAGTCCCCCGTCAGCAGCACCGCGAACACGCGGGGCGATGACGGCACGCCGCGCCGGTAAGCGCCCTTCCGGGACACGAACGCCGCCGCGCTGGTTCCGTCGTGGCCGGCGTCGTGGGGATGGAAGAGTCCTTCCCCGGCCTCTACTCTCGCGGCCATTGCGGCCAATTTTGCGGCGGTCCCTGGCTTGGCCGGTGTGGGTGCGGTTGGCGTTGGGGCCGGCCCCTGGTTCGCCCGGCGGTATCTTTCAATGCGGGTCATTTGCGAGTCCTTTCGGGTTAGAGCTTCGATGCGTCCTGAGTCGTGTTCCACGCGGCCATTGTGCCTTCGCCGCCGACGGGCGTTTCGTTGTAGGCACCGGACTGGTTGTCCTCTTGATCCTGTTCCGCCAGTTTGGCCCGTTCGTCGGCCTTCGCCGCGTCGGCCTTGTATCCCGCGTGCAGGTCTTTCAGCATGGTCTTTTTGGCCGGCGTCAGCGATGCCCAGAACGCCTGGTAGGTCTGGACTCCGAACGATACCGACTCTTCGGCGGCACGCTTGAGGGCGTCCAATTCTTCGGACGGCTTCGGGGGGGCGCCGCCGTTGATCCAATTCAAGATTCCGGTTCCCATACTCCGATTCAGCAACTTTCCCGTGGCGAATGCCGGCCGCAATCCATCCGGGCATTTGACCATCGCAAACGAGTTGTCTTGATTCAGGAGGATGTTCGCGGTCATCTCGAAGATGAAATTCTTCTCCACGTCCGGCTTCGCACCCGTGGCCTTGTAGACCTTCTTTCCGCCGACTTCGATTTCCTCCATGATGTCTTTCACGCGGGTACAGACGATGACGTGTCCGCTGTGATTTTGCAGGAGGGTGTTAACGAGCCGCTTCCATCGGAGCTTCGGTTCGAGCCACTTCGCCAGACCCTTCTTTCCGCCCGCTTCGGCCGCGTCCAGGATTCCACCCTGCCCCGAATAGCAGTGCGTGAACGAGTCGATTATCAGCACGTCGTGCCGAGCTTCGGCGCTCGCGTTGATCGCTTCGATGTACTTCTCCGGCGTGAATGCCGGATGGATTTCCTTCACGTCGTATTCGAACGTGCCCGCGTACATCGACCCGCGCCCCGACTCGGTGTCGATGAAGCCGATCTTGCCGCCCGGCCCCGCAAGGCCGGTGGACAGTTCCAGGGCCGAGAACGTCTTGCCGCTCCCCGAGTGGCCCATCAATCCAATCAGCGCCTTGACCCGCTTTCGCGTGGCCTTTTCGAAAGCCATGAATCAATCCTCCAAAAGGTAATACTGTGAAAAATCGGGGTCGAAAAAATCCGTGGCCTCAATCGGTTCCGCCCACGGCGAAGACCCAAACCGGGCAAGGCAATCGGCGTAGGTGTCGATGGCCCGGCGGTATTGCAACTTGCACTTCTCGGCGTACATGTTCGGCCCGAGCGGTGAGGCTGCGTGCCAGCGTTTGGCCACGACGTTCGGCACGCATCCGGTCTGCACGAACAGGAACGTAAACGATTCCGGTTCGATGCCAGCGGCCCGCAATCCCTCGATATAAGTGACAGCCTTGAGGCCGTAGCCGTAGTTCTGGACTGCCGCCGCCACGGCCTTACCGACAGGCCGATCCATTTGATTCGCAAAGGTTTTCAGGTCGATGATCGACCGCCCCTTGAGGTAATCCAGGCGGCACTTCATATCGACGCCGGTTGCCTCGTCCTGCCAGAATATCGACAGTTCCGCTTCGCCGCCGGTCAGCTCTTCGCCGAACGGCCCGCCGAAGATCGACTGCGCGGCAATCTCGATTTGCCGCATGAGTTTCGCGGGGAGGAATTCCTTCTTCTCGCCAACGTCCACGAATTCCTTTTCGATGTCGGTCAGTAGTCGGATTCCGGGAACGTCTCGGAGTCTGGCCTCAAGTTCGGCTATCGACCCCGAAACCTTCAGGCCGTTGATTCTGCAAGCGTTCCGAAGCTGTTCGCCGCCCCGCAACGCATCGGGAAACCGCGATGCGTCGAACGCCGTGGCGTACTGCCGCTCGAATTCTTCGCGGCCTTCCAGGATGCGCGTGTGGTAAGCCGTGCCCGTGGCCTTCGCTTCGGACGTTCGCCGTTCGTAGTCCGGGTTCGTCGGCGAATTCGCCCAGTATTGCAGGGGTGAAACGAGCAGGTCCTGCATCCCGGACGATGATAGGCCCGGATGGTCGAGGTAGTCCTGCATCGGCATCTTTTTTTCGATTCGTGCGAACATTAGATGCCCTCCCCGTTCATTGCGGCGAGTTCGGGAGGTAAAATTTCGTCGCGGTAAATGGCCACGTCCCGATCCGCCTGAATTCCCAATCTCACCTTCCCCCTATCCACCTCCACGATCATAATCACAATCTTTTTATCGCCCACGACGATTGTGGTCTTCTCGGATTGCCGCCTGCTGATGACTAACATGTCGTTCCTCCTGATGTTGAAAAATTCCGAATTCCGTACTCGCCGTGCAACCGAACGCTCGCGGCGTCGTAGGCTTCGGCCGCTTCTTTTGGCGTGTCGAACCTGCCGAGATATTCATAAACCCCACCGGCCTGGATCTCAGCCATCCATCGTCGGCCCTTAGCGCGAACCCCCTTAAACCCAGAGGTGTTGTTTCGCTGTTTCCGGCGGTTCATGCTATTCTGAGAGCTTGTAACCCACCGGCAATTCGAGGGGCAGTATCCCTGATCGTTCTTTTTACGGTCGATTTCTAGACCTTCTTTGTAGCCGTTGGCCAATGACCAGTCCCGAAAGGCGACAAAGGATTCCCGCCATTCGGCGCACACCGTAATTCCGCGCCCGCCGTAGTCGGCGGTCTGCTAGTCCTCGAAGAATCCACGCCCCAGATCGTCCTCGAAAATCTCGCGGAGCAGCTTGGCGCAGTCGTCCCATCCGACGATGTCTTTCTGAATCAAAGACCAGAACCGTTTCGACGGCTTGCCCGGCGTGTAGGGCGACAGCGCCCAGTGTTCGACCTTGTAGACCGAGTCGCCGTCGCAATCCTTGTAGCCGCTGACGCGGTAGGTGCAGCCGTGGATCGAGTATTCCCGCGTCTGCGGTTCGACCGGGTAGCTGCGGTCGTCGAATCGCGGGTCTTCCATCGCGTCGTATTCCGCCTGAGCGCGTTGCATCGTGGTCATTCGTGGACTCCAATCGGTTCCCGGTTAACAATCCGCAGCACGATTGCCGCGATCCAAAGCAGGGCGAACAGGGCGAGGAATCTTGCCGCGTTGAGGGCGAGCGTTACCGTTGCCGTGTCGTTAGTCCCCAAGGTTGATCTCCCGCCGCTTCACCGGGGTCCGGGCCTTCCGCCCGTCGGCCAGAGCTTCCTGCAAGGCGTCGATCAGCAGGCGCTGGTTGTGGCTGATGACGGCTTGGGTCACGATGATCGTCGTGAGTACGGCAAGGCCGGAATAGTAGAGAGCGTCGATCACGACTTCGCCCCTTCCGCCTTGGCGTCCGGCCCGTAGCCGATGCGGATGAGGAAAGCGCAGAGGGCGCGGAGGTCGTTTCCTTCCGCCTCGAATTCGACCGTTTCGCCGCCGTCTTCGCCGCTGCTGATGAAGATGTTGGGGACTTGATCGTCCCCGCTCTCGTCAAAGGCCTCTTCCGGAATCCGAATGGACACGCCGTTGTTGTCAGCCATGTAAAAACTCACCATGCCAACCCCCCAGAAAAACAGAAACGCCGGCACCTGGTCGCACACCATCCCCGTTGTGCAACCCGGATTACCGGCGTTTCGTGTTTCGTTGGTCTTCCCGGCGAATCCATCAGGGATGGAGGATTCGCTATTAGCGGAAAACTTTGGTCAGTCGGCCACGGGGCGACCACCGATTCCGCTTCCACCTTTCCCGTGGATGCGCGGCGCGGACTCCTGCAATTCCGCGTCTCGGTCGGTCATGTCGTCCCCTTCCGCCGCGCGGGTCGAATTTCCAGGCCCAGCACGGTCATCACCGCGCCCAATTTATCGGCGGTCATCTGGTCCGCCTCGTTGTCGAGGTAGCGCCGCAGGTGCTGCTGAGAGATTGCCCCGTCCGTGAGTTTCGCAATCGCGTAGGGCGTCAGGCCGGAGCGCTCGACGGCCGCGCGGATGAGGGGCTTGATTAGGTCGGGGGTCATTGGTGGCTCCTAAGCGTTGGCGTAACGTAAGCGATCCGAATGAACGGGTTGGCCTCCCGCTGGCTTTCGGGTAGGCGTGCCATCACGGCCTGCCAGAGTTCGTCCTGTAGGCCGAGATGCTCGACAAGGCCGAGGCGCAGATTTTCAGTACCGCGCGGAATCTCCGTCAGCGCCCCGAATGCCCCCGCAAGATGCGTCACACTGTCCAGGATGACGAACCGTTCTTCGCCCGACGGGATAGCCCAGAACAGCCGCTTGAGCCGTTCGAAGTCCGGATCGGTCGGCGGTTCAACGTGCGGCTGCGTCATGGCCCGGCGAACATGATCCATCGAAAGGTTCCCCCGCTCGGCCACCTCCCGAATGGTCAGCTTGTTTTCCGAGAACACCTTGCGGAGTTCGGTGCCAGTCATGATTTTGGTGTTGAGGATGTTCATCTTAAATCTCTATACCCGGATGCCGCCGGGACGCTGTAATCGGTAAGGGGCGAATGAGTTGCCGGGCGATTAGTCGCGGGCGAAAGGCTCAGCCGGCCATGATCCGCTCGACTTCTTCCCACGTCACGAATTGATCCCGATAGGCTACCGACATGCTGGCCGGCTTGACGTGGACCAACACCCACACGCCGTTCCGCTTGCCTTCGAGTTTCCACTTCGCGGGCGGGCTTCCCGCGATGGACCCGAAGCCAATTTGACCGATCTTGATTTCCGACGTTATACTGCTCATGGTCGTTTCCCCTATCCCTAGATGTCGCTAGGACGCTTCAACCCGCTGCGAAGTGCGACAGGTTGTTACTAATACTATATCCAGTGTATAGACACCGGTCAAGTCCAACCGGGCACAATTCCGAAATTATTTTTCACTTTCTTTTTCGCCCGCCGCCCCGGCCGCGTCGGGTCGTTGGGCGACGACTCCACCGCCTTCAGCTTCGCGGCGTGCTTCGCGATCAGCGCCCGCACCACGGCGGCGCGGGATGCCCCCAGGCGGGTGCAGGCCGCGTCGAGGGCCGCAAGGTCGTCGGGGGTCAGGCGGAAGTTGATTAGGTTTGTGTTCATTTGGGGTCCACTAGGATTGTACCGGGATTGACCAGCGGCCCTTGTCCCCACTGGAAATTCTCCAGCCATTGAGTCTCACGCATCCCCGGCACGCTGACGCCGAATTTTTCGTCTTCATCCGCCTCGCAAGTGGGGCCGATGAAATTTTCCCAGACTTCGACCACTTCCCAATTTCCAGAGGGGTCCAAATTGTCTTCGGCGGCCCCCTCGGCCAAGCTGGTCATTTTGGCCCAATAATAGCCCGGCTGAGTGGGCCTATTCATAATCTTCTCGATCATCGTCGTCATCCTCACGGGCGAAAGGTTGGGGTTACACAAACATCTTGACCACGCAGACAGCCGCCGCGAACGCGAGGAACGCCAGCGTGCCGCTGTAGAGCGATTCCAAGGCGAGTTGCAGGTTCGATTTCATCGTTGACTCCAAGGGCGAAGGGTGGGGCGAAGCGGGCGGGCGGGCTTTCTATCCTACTTGGCGATCAAATCCCTGACCAGGTTCTCGAAGTCAACGCAGTCGGCGGCGTCGTCCCATCGGGCAATCATCTTGTTTTTGTATCCGTCTTCGCCGTGGTATAGCCCGTTGATCTCGTACATTTCCTTGAATCGGTTGAAGTCGCTTCCCACCGACTTCAGATTCTCGAATACCCCCATCTGGTTCAGGATGCTGAAGGTGTTCTTAACGTCGTCGCTGATGATGACCATTTTCGTTTCCCCGTTTCGAGTTCGTTTCCTTCTCTACACTCATACTATACTCCACTGTCTATACAGTTGCAATAGGGAGAAGCGGAATTTATCCGGAATTGCGGAAATAGTTCGGGGGTCGGAATCGGGCGGCCGGGGAACGAAAAAGCCGGCAAGGGTTTCCCCTACGCCGGCTTCTTCCCAAGGTAGCAGGTCGGTTTGCCGGGATAACCGCCCCGGCAGCGGAGATAGTGGATTCTCCTTTCTACGAACGCCGATGGGGCTTGTCCGACACGTCCTTCCCGCACACGGCACACTCCCAACTGGCGTCATCCTCCGCGATTTGGCGCGGCCGGGGAATCCGTTCCGAGTGGTCGCACTTCGCGGACAGGGCGGCAATCCGTTCCGCGAATTTCGCCGCCGCGTCAGCGTGGGCCTTTTTCACGGACTCAATTTCGTTGGCGAGCGTCCGTTTTTCCTGAAAGGTCATCGGCACGCCGCGCACCCCCTCCCTCCGCCCGTGGCCCGCAATTCGCGGTTGGCGCGGACCGAATCGGCCAGCCGGGCGAACGGGCCTCTGGGACGTTCGAACGCCGCATACGCCACGGGCGCGGCCTGCGAATAGGTCACGGTCGGGGCGTAGCTGACGGCCTGGGCGTTGGCGCACGGGCAACCGGGGCAATTGCAGGAATAACCGGCGGCCGTCGTGGTCGGGTAGCTCACCGCCGGCGCGGAGAAGCCCACGGGCACCTGAAACGACGGGGCCTGCAATGAGCAACTCCCGTTCGCGCAGACGGGGCCGGGCGGGGGGGGAGGCAGTTCGTCGGCGGTCGGAACCGGGAGGTAGACAGCCTCGGAAGGCACGGGCAAAAACACCTCTCCCGTACCAGCATGAGCGGCCCCCGCGAACGCCAAAGCCAGCACCAGGGCCAGCAGGTAGAAACATCGCATGAACATAGATCGTCCTCTCTGTGAACGGGCGATATTTGTGGCCTTAGTGACCGGCCTTCATGGCCAAATCGTACAGCGCGGCATCGGCTTCCGGCGACAGGTTCAGCCGCTCCAATTCGTCCGCCAACTTTTCGAGGCGATACGATTCGTCCCGCTTCCGCTTCGCTTTCTGGCGGATGTAATTCAGGGCCGATTCGCGGCACGGTTGCATATCGCAAGCCCCTTCGCGCGGGTCGCATTTGTATTCGTTTTCTCGCATAAATCCTCTGGTTGAATTCGGGCGAATTGTTTTTAGGTCGTCACTTCCGACTTCGGATCGTTGCAAACCGTGGCCTTGATTGCCCACATTGCGGCCGTTTCAAGGTTGGTGATGGCAACCGACTTTTCGCGGGAACCGGGGCAGTTATTTTCGATCAGAGCCGCGAGGACAGAAAGCCTTCACGCAACTCGGTGATCTTGGCAAGTCCGTCGTCGGATGGCTTGTGATAGGCAAACGTCTTCAGCATCCTCTACCTCTATAGTGGGTAAACTCGGGTAAAGTAACGGGCGAAAATCGAACTGTTAAGCATCGCTTAACAGTTGGGGTCAAACCGCGCAGCAGGCCAGCGTATCGGCAAAGTTCCTTTTGCCGAATTCGCCGTGAAGCCTCATGCTCGCCTCATCGTAGGCGTGGGCGGCGGCTTCGGGAGTTGCGAACCTGCCGAGGTATTCGCTGGAACCGTTAGCCCCGATTCGGGCCTCCCATTTGTCACCGCTAGCGCTGACGCCCTTGAAGCCCGAGGTGTTATTGCTGTTCATCCGGCGGTTCATCAAGTTTTCAGACCGCGTAACCCACCGGCAGTTCTCTGGGGAATAATCCCCATTGTTGTCACGCCGGTCGATTTCCAGGCCTTCCCCGTAACCATTGGTCAAGGCCCAATCCCGAAAGGTCGGGAAGGATTCCCGCCACTCCGCACAGACGGTAATGCCGCGTTCTCCGTAGTTGGAATAGCGGGCATCTTTCGAGTTACTGCACCGCTGTCGCATGGCTGCCCAAGTGTTGTATAGGCGGGTTTTGTGCGCGCCGTGCGTGGCCTGCGCGAGGCCCATGCACGGCTTGCTGCAAAACTTCCCCCACCCTCGGGCAATGAGATAAGGCTTGGTCTCAAACCCCGCCCCGCAAACTACGCATGTTCTTGAAATCGGCATACCAGGCCTCCGGGAGCTTGATAGACGCCTCTGCCGGAATCCGGTAGAATGGCGTTGCCGACGAACTCCGCGTCGGCCGGGCCGGCGTGGTTGCAACCACGGCCGGCCATTATTTTTGACGCTTTTCTGCGGTTTTAGTTTCACTAAAACGCATAAACATTCTTTGATTTCATGGACTCTGCTTTAGGCGCAGAGTGACGCCGTTTCCGCACGGCACATATCTTCCACTTCGGCCATCGACGGCAGCGGCATCGCCACCTTCGCCATGACGACGATTTCGGGCTTCGGGAAGTCGCCGCTCGGGGCCGGCACGATGGAAGCCGCGAATAGTCCGTCCCATATCGTGTCAAGCAAAGGGCCTTCGATTCGGTTGATGAGCAGCCGCGCGATGCTCCGCAGAATCGCGTGGGGAATCGAGTCGGCGAACGCATCGAGCTTCGCGGCGAGCCAGGCCTTCAGGTCTTCGGGGGCCGCGCCCACGTTCGACACCATGCCTTCGGGCTGGGCCTTGAGGAAGCTGCCGAACTTCTCCGCGAACCACGGCAGCAAGAACCGAAGCAGCGAGCCGGCGAGGATCTTCTCGGCGGCCGCGAGAATCAGGGGTAACAAGACAGCAATCATAACAATCTCCTAACGGTCACGGGCGAAAGTAAGGGTCTAAATCATTGCCACGGGGACGGGCGGGGATCCGCCGTCCGCAAGGTCATTCGAGGTCGGCAGCAGGTAAAACGTGTGATTGGGGAACGTCTGGGCGAAGTTGTCCCAAGTGTACCGCCACCGGCCTTTGTTGCCGACGCTGGTTCCCCACGAACCGATAGAGTCGAACATCTCCACGCCGTCGATAATCCGCAGGTCATCGACCGACCGGGCGTGATTCCCCGGCCCGTTGTCTACGCGGGGCACGTCGTTCTTGTCGAGGTCCATATAGTTGTCGCCGACGTGGACCGCGATAACCCCCATGAATCCCTTGGCGATGCCGGAGCGGAATCCCCTCGGCGTCTTGGCTGCGTAGGCCTTTGCTCCCCGCCGCTTGATCGCTTCGGCGTCCGCCGTCGCCGATATTTGGGATCGGTAGATATGGTCCCACGGGCACATATTCAGGGGGCACGATCCGTGTTCCTGAATCGCGCCCATGCCGTCTTCGAGGGCCGAACCGTTGTCCCGCCCGCCGTTGATCCACGAATAGACGTAGGCCCCGGAAAGCAGTTGGCATTCGTAGCCGCGAAGGTAGTTCACCCGCATGACAGCCTCGGCCCCGGCGTGGCCGTTGCAACTGCCCTTGGACTTCTGGTCAAGGGTCCAATTCGGCCCGAAGATTTCCCGCCCCGCGTGGCGGTTCGGGTCGGTAATCAGGTCGCGGATTTGGGAGTCTTCCAGGACGGCGAAACTGTCCTCGAACGCCGGGAACGCGGAGACGAATCCGGGGTTCTGTGGGATGGTACCGAGCCGGCGAAGCTGGCCGCTGGCGTCTTCGATTTCGATAGGGTCCATTTATTTCCCCGTGAATTTCTTGATGAGGGTATCCATTGCGGCGGTCGTGGGCAGGGGCAGCGTGTCCAGCACTTTGCCCGATGCCGCGTCGGCCACGACCAGGGCCGGGAGCGGGATCGACTTGTCGGCGACGTATTTGGCGTAGGCGACGCCGGCCGCCTCGGCAGACGATTTGTCGTACCACTTGTAGGAGTGCCCGGCCGCTTTCAGGTTTTGCCACCAGAGTTGATTGTTGAGGACTTTGGCCGTCTCAACCGTTCGGGCTTGAACGTCTTCCACGACGACGAAATAGAGCTTGCTGGCCACGGGTTGCGGCGTCGGTTCCGGTTCGGGCTTCGGCGGGATGGGCGGGGGGTTGGGCTTCGTTCCGTCGTCCACGGTCAAAAGGATTGAAGCTAAAGTTACCGGGTCCCCTTCCGAGTTGATGCCCAGAGCCTTGATCTTCACGCTGCCGGCCTTCACGCCGATGACGATCAACGAACCCACCGGCACTTCGCTTTGCAGCAGCTTCCCGTCCGCTGACAGCATCGGCACCACGGCGCCCTTGACTGACTTGCCGGACACGACCGCGTCACCGTCACACTCCCATCCGACGCGCCCCGCGTAGTTCTTCACCGAAAAGTATTTCGATTCCTTCGGGACGATCTTCGCCGTGTCCTTCGGCGGCGCAGGCGCAGGTGCCGCTTGAGCCTCCGGCGATAGGGAATAGATTTCGGGCTTGCCGGGGTCATCGGCCCGCGCCGTGTGCGCGACAGCCACCGCCAGATATGCGAGAAGAAAGAATCTCAAGGGAGTCTCCAGACAGGAACGGGGAGCGACGTAGGGCGGAACCGCTGCCCGCATTCTAGCGGGTTTCGGGGCCGGCTTCAACCTTTGCCTTGCGTTCGGCATCTTCCAGCGACTTCGAAACGATCCGCTTACGGATGGATTCCTTCTCCGCTCCGGTTATCAAATCGCGGATGTACAGCCGGCTCATGGCCGCGAAATCCTGGTCGAAAGCAATATCGGCATCGCTCTTCATTTGGAACTCCAAGGCCTTCTCTTCGGCTTTCTTGAGATGCAATTTCACCTTGGCGACGGACGCATCCGTCACCCGGATTTCGCTGACGTGTTCGGCGGTCTTCATTCGACGATCTCCACAACGACCGGCACCGGCACCGGGTCCGCCTCTCCAATCGCCGAATCGCTCTCCGCGATATGGACCCCCACCATCCCCACCAGCGTCCGCACCTCGGCGGCGGTTCGCGGGGTCCACGGGGGCGGCTCTTCGCTGTCGAGGTGGCCCCATGTATCGCGGCAGACCTTCGCCGCGAACGCCCCGGTCCCCGTCGCCGTTTCCACGGCTTCCAGGATCGCGGGCGGGGTTCGGTAGAGCGGCTTCAACTCTTGCACCTTCGCAAGGCATTTCAGCCGCGTCTCCGGCTTGTCCGTCAGCATCGCCATGAATGCGTAATCTATCGCGTCAAGGCGGTCGTCATCGTCAGTCTCGCTCATCGTCAATCCTCCAGTTCGGGTTTCATCCGTTCAGAAATCGAATTATTTTGTCCGCGTGCGAATGCGTCAAACCGACCTTCGGATCGGTCTGAATGAAGGCGTGACCCTCTTCGATAATTCCAAGATCCAAGTCGTCCACGGCAATATAGGCGATGCCATTGTGGTCGGGGAGGTTTTCGGCAATCCAATCGGTTATCTGCCGACCACGTTCGTTAGTCGCCGGCCACGAATTCAAATCGCCCCTGTAGACCGGCCGCTCCATCGTATCCATTCGAGTGATTCCAGCCAGCCGGCCATCCATGATGCCGTGCGATTTTAGGAGCCAATTCAGGCCCTCCAAATTCATCTCGCCCCGGTGGACCAAATACCTCCATGCGGAAGTCAGGACGATCTTCGCGTCCGTCTCTTTCAGGATGCGGTTGAGGACGTGCACCTTGTCGCGGTCGAACGTGCTGCTCATGGCATCCGCGTTGAATTCGTGGCCGTTTAATACGCCGTCGATGTCGAGGAAAATCAGTTTCACGCATCCTCCAGTTCGCGGGCGAATTTCGGTAGGGCGGAATCTGGCCTTCCAGAGTAGATCAAAGTCCAAGAACGACCCCTGTCCCATTCTTCCCTCCCTCCCCTCCTCCTCTTAGGATCGCCTTCCCCGCGTGGTTCCCCGTCTCCCCCGTTGCTCTTGCCCTAGCCCCGCCGTCCGGAATCTTCCGGCCGTATGGGTATTCTGCAAAATCGCCGAAGTCGTCAGAAAAGTCAGCCGGTCTGTGATGTCCCGCGAGTTATCGGTGTCGGTCGGTCGGAGTATAGGATACTCATGGTGAACGCGCGGGGAGAACCTTCCCCTCGGAGGCCGTAGCCCCACTTCCAACCAGTCGGGACACTGCCGTCCCGAAAGTGCCTTCCCGCGCATCGCAATGTTCGCGCGCCCCCGGAATTTGTATCCGGGATGAATCGGCCCTGCGATTGGATCTCCGATTCCCGCGACGGCCGGTATTTGTCCCGGTCGATTTCCAGCGTCAACGGTGGTTTTGTTGAGCCGGAACCCCGGCCGCGAAATGAATTAGAAATCCCACTTGAACCATCCGGCCCGAAAACCGTATGATGACATTGGAATTGATGTATGGCTTCCGCAAGAGCCGAACATCTTGGCACCCGTCGGCTGATAACCGGCGGGTGCTTTCTTTTTCCTATCCCCCATCGTACCAACGGAATCGCCCGCTTTCAACCGGAATCCCGGAATCAGCAATACGCCCATTCTCCCGGGCAGCAGTCCACGCACGGGAAGGCCTGGCCTTGGTAGGGGGCTTTCTTGGTTCCCTTGCACCGGGCGCACGGTTCGGGCTTTTCCATCCCCGGATTGATCGCCCGGCAGTGATCGCCGCAGTAGCCGTCGGGGCCGACGCCCGAATAGCAGTGGCCGCCGCATCCGACGCATTTCACCGGGGGCGGTTCGACCTTCTCGATCTTGGCGAGCGCCGCCTGCAGTTCTTCCGGCGTCGGTAGGGGTTCGGGCTTCACCGTGGCGTCAACCCGCCGGTAGTGGTAGAACTTGTCCCACGCCACGGGAACGGGCGGGTTCCGGTAGATGTACTCTTTCGCCGAACTGATCCAAATGTCGCGCGGCCACGGGTCGCGGACGGGGTTCAGGTCGGGCTTCGGCGGTTCGGCCGTGGTTGCGAGGGGGAGGCGGATCATGGCCTGCTGAATGCTGAACAGCTTGGTTTTGGTTTCCGGAATGACGGCGATTCCGCCAGACGGATTCCACCCGTCTGCCATCAATTCATTGACCCTGATAGACAGTCGGCAGAATGCCGGCTCGGTGTCAAGTTCGCCGTTATCCTTCCACGCCCTGACTATCTGGTATTGCTCGCTCATCGGGATTCCTCCGTTTTGGTTTCTGGAAAGTTGCGTATGCCGAATTCGCCGTGCAATCGCAGGCTCGCCTTGTCATAGGCTCTTGCGGCGTCTTCGGGCGTGGCGAACGCACCCAGATATTCGGCAATTCCTCTAGCCATAATCTGGGCTTCCCACTTGCGGCCACTGACGCTGACGCCCTTGAATCCCGACTTGTTGTTGCGGTACTTGCGGCGGTTCATGCAATTCTGCTGTCGCGTCACCCAGCGGCAGTTCGAAGGTTCGTAATTTCCGTCAGTGTCGATGCGGTCAATTTCCAGGTCGTCGCGGAGGCCGTTGGCGTTTGCCCAATCGCGGAAGGACACGAACGAGGCTTGCCACTCCGGGCAAACCGTGATGCCCCGTCCGCCGTAATCCGCATAGCCAGCGGCTTTCGGGTTGGAGCACCGCTGTCGCATACTGTCCCACACCCCATAGAGACGGGTTTTGCGGTTCCCGTGCGTGGCCTGGGCTGCGCTCTTACAGATACGGCTGCAAGTTTTACCCCACCCGCGAGCGACGTCGCCGGGATTGCACTCAAACGCCTTTCCGCACTCTTCGCACGTTCTCTGAATTGGCATCGCGGAATGTCCGCCCGGCGGCGTTCCGGTATCGCTGTTAGACGTATCGGTTGCCGCCGCCGGGAAGTTCGTTGTGCATTTCGTCGGCCCGCTAACAGACGGGTTGTCCGACAGATTCATTTTCTCATTCTTGAATCGAAAATCAAGGGCGATTTGCGAAATGATCCCTTGACGCGAACCGGGGCGGGCGGATAGGATGACGGGGCGAAAGCCGACCTTAACTAGGCTTGACGGTCCGGAGAGACGGACAAATCTCCACGGCGCTCGCGGCCGTGGCCGAATTGATGAAACGCGCCGCTCCGATATGACGGCACGTCCTCGGGCCGCCGGTGTGCCCCGGCGGCTCGGTTCGTATCTAAAGACCGCTCCCCGCCGTCCGGTCATTTGATGGTCATTTCGCCGGTCAATAGAATCCTCTGAATGTCAGATCCACGGTATCAGGATATGCGGGGCCACGGGAAGAACCGCGTGCAACCGCGCGGGGTCATTCGGTACGCGCGCCTCACGACGGCCCGCGAATCGGCCACGAAAGAGCCCGAACTGTTCCTGCGAATCGTCGCCGGCAACGGGAAGACGACCGAGGTGTTTTTGCAGGGGTATCTGGCGGTCGATGAATGCTTGACTCGCCACGGCACGCGGGACGAAAACGCCCTTGTCGGAATGCGGTACGTCCTGAAAAAGGCAACCCCGATGTTGGGCCGGATTGTCCCGGTCGAAACGCGGGAGGCGCGGTATCAGTTCCGGGATGGGCCGAAGGGCGATTAGAAATTCCGGGCGATCATATGACCGATTACCCAGCACGCGAGCGCGATTGCCATGCCGCCGACAGTGCCTGCGGCGATCAGTCTCGCATCGTCCCGGCTCACGGGCGGATCTCGAAATGGTCGGCCTCTACCGGGGCCTTCGCCGCGCACCCGCAAGTGCCGCCGAAGATCCGCCCGCCGTAGTAGCCCGTGAGGATGCACGCCACCGCGATTAGCGGGACGGAAAACCCGCTCGGCATTTCGCCGCAACCGATGCCCGCCAGTTTCCAGAGCAGGCCGGATGCCAGCGCGGAGAATGCCAGTAAATGCTTGAAGTCGTTGCCTCTCACGGTGCCCCCTTGGTCGTATCGGGCGGGATGTTAGAAATCGTCGTCGTTGTCAGCGTCGTCACCGGTTGGCCGCCGCGAACCACCTGCAATACCGTGGACGCGAACCAGAGCGGCCCCTTGGCTTTCGCCCCGATGCTCATGGTCTCGGTCCACGCCATCAACACCCCGAACGATGCCCACGACAGGAATCCGAGGCCCGCGTTGATGCCGAGGGCCTTTCGAAGCTGCCCAGGTTGCGGGTTGTCCATGTCCATGCCGATCTGCGTCACGACGAACGGCGTAGCGAAGAACGGACCGACCACGGACACGAACAGGCGGCAACCGGCCTCGCGTCGCGTCATCGGGGGCGATAGGAAGATTGCCCCCGCGCCGCCCGCCGCGCCGGCCGCAACCTGCCCCGTCGCCGTCAACAAAATCTCATCGTTCATCCGCTGCCCCTTCCAATCGCATAAACGGATTCGGTTACTTCACCGTGTAATAAATCTGGGCTGTGTGCTGGGTCTGGACTGAAGGCGCTCCGAACTGTGTCACGGTCAGCGTCTCGCCCGGCGGCAATTCACACGGGTACTGCAACTGGGTCAATACGCCGTGCGCCCCGGTAGCCGAGGCGTAATGGTCCCACGGGAATAGGCCGATGATCGACCCGGTGCTGGTCTTGCGGATATGCACCGTGGTGTCGCACACGCCGCCCACGTCTACGCCCGTCCAGAGGTACGTCTGGAAGATGTAGAGCGTCTGCCCGCTGGTGTTAGTCCACACCGTCACACGGCCGGGCAACGGCACTTCCGGGGCGCGGGGAAGGGCCGCAATCAGGACCGATTCGCAGCAGCCGACCTTCGGTATCGGTATGCCGCCAACCGGGCCGGGAGTCGGAGGAACTGGCGTCCCGCCCGTGACGGTAATGTTCGCCGTCGCGGTGTCCCCGAACCACGCCACCCCCTCATGGACCATGCGCCACTGGAATTGAAAAGCCCCGCCCGTTCCCGGTGCCGTCGCGTTGATCGCGAACGTCGCCTGCCCACCGGGCGGCACGTTCGCGGCCAGTTCGACCCGGCCGATACCCCACGTCGCCACGTCGTTGAACGAGCCGAGCTTGTACCCGGTCGGCCCCACGGTCCACGTCTCGGGGCCGGTGTTTTGGACCGTGACAGTCGCGGAGAACGCCGCGCCGGCCGCAACCGTTGGCGGGGCCGAGATGGAGACAAGTTTCGCGTTGCTGACGATGGCCGCAACCGGGGCCGACACCTTGGCAAGCGGCGGGGCCTGCGCGGAGACGAGGACCGCCGTCCACGCTACCGAAGCCGTGAGCAGAATCCCGAATATGGATCTCAAACGCATAAGCCAACTCCCATATCAGGCCGCAATTGCCGCCGCTGCAATCAGGGCGTTGATGTCGTCGCGGATCTGGTTCAGCGTGGCCTGCCCCCGCTGCAAATAGTAGTGATTGCCGGTGCCGTCCGCGTAGTCGATGATCCCGGTGTCAGTCCCGGACAGGGCGTAAGAATTCGCCCCCGTGGCCAGCGTGATCGTGTTCAACCCCGGCCCGTGGACCTTGTAGTAGTTCGTGCCGGCCGCCGGGTCGGTGTCGCCCCGCACCGCGTAGAGAAACGCCATCGTGTCCCACGCTTCGCGGCTTCCGTTCGTGCCCTGCTCCGTGAACAGGCAGTACAGGGACAGATCGTCCGCCGGAATCGAACCGCCCCAGAGGGACGCGCCGACCTGAATGAGGGTGCCGAAATAGAAGTCGAGGAAGACGATAGGTCGCGGCCAGTTCGTGATCGCGTTGTAGGTCGATGCCTTGTCCGTAACGAAATTATACTCGCCCGACCCGGACGGGATGTTGCCGCCCATGACGACCATCTTGAGGCACTTCGCCGTGGCGAGCGAAAGCCCCGTGCCCAGCCCGTCGCCGCCGTAGTTCGCGGCCGAGTCTAGCAGGGCAGAGATGTTGCTCAATGGCCCCGCACAGTAGATGGTCACGCTCTTAGCCGCCGCCGCGTTCAGGGCCGTCCGCATCAACGCCACGGCGTCGGGAATGTTCGCCCCGTCGCCGCCGAACGAGTCCGGGTACGGGCCGGGGAAGGTGTTCGGGAACGGCGTGAATCCGCCGGGATTCGTCGGCGCGAATAGCGTGCCGATGTACCGGCCCACGGGGACAGACGAGTGCCCGTAGAAGTCGCGGCTCTGGCTCGTTTGCAGCGCCGATGCGTCGTTTTCGTCGTTGGCTACGACGAGGATGTTGACCTCGCCCGCCGATTGGAGCGCCCACTGCTCCGCAAGTTGCAGGGGGTTTTCGCAGTCGCTCCCGAAATCGTTGTCCGCGATGACGAGATTGCTGACGCCGACGCTCTGGGTAATCGTCTGACTCCCGCCCGCGTTCGTCGCCGTCGCCGATACAGTCCGCACGCCGGGAGTCGCGTAGAGCCGGGAGACGACAGAGCCGTAAAGGCCAGGCGTCAAGCTGTCCGTGTGCCCGTCGCCCCAATCAACCGAGAGGGTTGCTACCGCGCCGCCGACGTTGCGCAGCCACAATGTCGATCTCATACCGGAGACGCGGGACGATATAACCGTCTCGCTGACTGTCGGGGCAATCGCGCGGGCCGACAGCGTGGGCGAGCCGGTTTTCGTGAGGTCGTAGCCGCTGGCCGCCGCGTCAACGAACGGGTCCGCGTTGAGGTCGTAGGCGCGGAGGATCGTCGATTTGACTGCCGATTCCTGGTTCGCGTAGGTGTCGTATTCCACGCCCAGCGAGTATTTGTGGAACGCCTGGTCGGGCGTCAGCGTGCCGGTTCCGATCTGCGCGTTGGCCAGCAAACCGGGGAACATATACGGATCGCCGAACGCCGTGCCCAGACTGCCGACGTAGAGCGTGCCGTCGAGGGAGGCCGAAGAGTTGGTCGTGGCCTGCTGAATGTAGTTTCCGTCGAAATACATGACGGACGTGTTCGCGGAATCGCGACTGATGAGGACGTGATTCCACGCCGACTTACTGTACTGCGGACCCTCAATATCCTGCGCGCCGCCGCCGCCCGAAAGGGTGATCCCGCCACCAACAGCCTGCAACCGGAAGGCATTCCCGGCCATGCCCATCACGCCGCAAGTGTTCGTCGTGGCCGACTTGAACCAAATACTCATCCACATCGGCTGATTCGTCGCCGGCAGGCCGGTATCGACCGCCGACAGGCAGTTGCCGCTCGTGGTGTGGGCCGCGAAATCGGCGGAGGGCGTCAGAATGTTGACGGTACCCGTCGCCGTGTTGCTGTCACCGGCCGCGTTGTGGGCTGTCGCGGACACGCTGTAGACGTTGTTGGACGAATAGCCGTAGTCGATGTGGTAGGTCGGCCCGTCAACGTAATCGTCGCCGGCGATATAGACGATTGGGTTTCCGCCGGGAACCTCGCCCCATTCAATCGTTGTGGTGGTCGTCGCGCCGCCGGAATTGGCGAACGTCGCGCGGGCCAGCAACGGCGCGCCCGATGGGTCGGGGATTGAGAGGGCCATCGTGATGTTGGGGACAGCCAGCGCGGCATACGACGCGCCCGCGCCGTGCCGGTGCCGGTTCCCGTGCAGGTTCGGGCCGGAGTGGGCCGTAGGCCGGAGGGTCCGATCCATTTAGCTGCCCTGCGCCGTGAGGGAGAGGATAACGCCGGCCGGGGCCGTGGTGCCGACGTAGAGTGCGTTGAGGTCCGCCAAATCGGCGGCCGGGAAAAACCGCGATTCGCCCACGGGGCACGGGATGCCGTCCGTTGCGGCCACGGTCCCCATCGTCATGCCGGAAGAAAAGCCGAGCCAGGCGAGCTGGCCCGCAAGGCCGCTGACGTAGACCGTGACCCCGGATACCGGAACGCTGACCGAAGAGAACTGCTTGACGGCCGCGCCGCCCGTAACCGTCTGGGATTTGATGCTGGCGGCCATAGATTTGCACCTTTGAACGTATCGAGATATGGCGATATGATAATGCGTCGGCGTGCCGTTAGACCGTGCCGAGTTCCGCGATTCCCGGAGATTGTGCTACCGGTGTCACGGATTGCCGCATCGCCTCCGCGAAGGCCCATAATTTGGCCTCTCCCGGAAACCACTCGACAATATCGACGCCGCCCATCCCATCCCGTTCGAGGCCGATTTTCGGGTATATTCGGTGGATGATTGCCCGCGTTCCGCCGACGTGCCCGCCGATGTTGCACAGGGCGATGTTGACCGGGATAATCGGATAGCAGGCCTCTCCCATTTTCTGGGCCTGCGTACCGCACACGGCCGCTGCCAGCCGGAAGGCGTCCTGATCCCCGTAGCCGAAGCGGTAGTAGTGGTCCGCGTGCTGCTGAATCCAGTCCCACGCCGTCAGGAATTGCCAGCCGGCCGGATTCCCCTTGTCGATCAGGAATTGACCGCCCTGCATCTGGCCCATGCGGTCCCGGAGTTCGGCGGACGGGTGAACCTCGAAATTCAACCCGCCGAAGTCGCCGCCCATGTTCGGCCAGTAGCCAACCGGCCCCCGTAACGCATCGAAGATCGTTGATGGGTTCGCCACCGGGTAAGCATCGGCGTCAAGGAACAGCACGCGGCGGAAGGTCGAGTGGCGAACGGCGAAACTCTTGAGAATCCACGCGCCAGGCTGGCGCGGCGGCAACTTGTCATCGGTGAACGGGATCCGCAGCGGAATCGCATTAGCCGCCGCGAATGCGTTGGCGTTGACCACGCGGACGCCGAGGCCGTCGATCCACTCCGGATGCGTGACCGCTTCGGTTTCGCGGTGCCAGATTTCGATACCGCCGGCCCATCCGAGTTCGCGGGCCATCTTCGCCGCCAGGCAGGCCCCGAGCCAGTATTTCCCGGCCCCGATTATCACGATGCCGTCGCCGTCGAATTGCGGGACAGGGGGTTGGTTGTGGGCGTGCCATTCGAGGGCTTGCTGGTAGTCCTCGATGGTTTCCGGCTCGCCTTCCGGTCGGGGTCCGGTTGCTGCCAGCGGTCGAATCGGGCGAGCAGCCACGTCTGGGCGGTCTGGGCATTTCGCACAGTGGCACTGGCAAACGTCCCCGCCCCCGTGGCCCAACGCGCACGGATACCAGACTCTCAGCGGCGACTTGCCGGCCGGCGGCCTGGCGTGCTGCTCGCCCCGATGTTCGCAATCGGGAAAGGATTCATCGGCAGTTTTCGCGGGCCGCTCGCCGCCCCACAAGGTCCTTGCTGTTTCGCGGTTGTGGTAGGTCCAACAGAGGGCGCACGATCCCGCCCGCTGGGATTTCCAGTCGCTACTCGGATCGAATTTCTTGCACGCGCACGGACGCATTACGGGACGCTCAGGGTGATGAAGAAACACTCGTCGAAATCGTCGGTCGGGCCGTCGCCGCCGGGGTAGCGGCCGTTCCACCAGAGGATGCAGACGAACGGGGAGCAGGTCAAAAAATTCGTGACGTAATCCGCTGACTGGCCACCGTCCGCACCGTCCGGGGCAATCAGTCCGCCGCCGGTAATTCTGACCGTCCACGCAAGCGGAACGTCGGTGCATTGGATCAAAATGTGGTAGTAGTGGTTGGGCGAATCGCCTCCGAAGTTGATCGAGAAATCGCCCTCGTAGGAGCCGGCGATTCCATCGACCGCGTCCAGCGTGAACGTCACCGGCAACGCCAACGCAAGGGAGGTTCCGTAGAGCGATGTACAGGTAGACCCGGTGTCAGCCGTTATCGTCACCTTGCACGTCAGCCCCGGATTGCAGGACGCGCAGCCGACGCATCCGCAACATGCGGCGATGTCCGGGATCAAATCGTCGAACGGAGTCGCCACCGGTCAGGACCTCGGGGTGAGAGTGCCGACACCATCGGTGCAATCAATGTCATAGATCGGAAACGTGCCGCCCGCGCAGGCGTGCAAAATCCACTCCCGCACAACGGTCGGATAATACCCGCTGCTGCCGATGGAAGGGCAGGACGGCGTCGAATTCCCACTCCCGCCGCTTGAGCGGAACCAGAATTTCCCCGGCCGCAACCACCCCACCGTCCCATCAACTACCGTCAGCCCGCCCGCGATGTACGCCGGTTGTCCCGCGTAGGCCAGCCCGCTCCGGCCCCCGCTCAGAGTCGTCAGCGCCCCGCCCGCCGCCTGCGGGGCTAGTTCCACCCAATCGTACGCCGACAGGAAGCCGCCGTTGCCGTCGCTCGGCGCGGCCATCGTCACGGACGCCCAGAAGCCATCCGTCATATGAGGATCGACTGATGCGATAGCCCATTGACCGGCCCCCAGAGTTTCATCGGTCAAGGCCCCGGACAGCCAGAGAATCGTGAGGCTTCCCGTGCGCGTGAGGATCTGCTGGTAGCCGCCGATTTTCAAAAGGTAGTCGGCGAATTCGCTGCCCTTCTCCGGAAGCCACAGCGGGGCAACCCCCTGGATGAGAACGTCGCCGACTTCGCCGGCCCCAATCGTTTGGAGGCAGATCCCGTAGATGTCGCGGGCATTCAAAACGCCGGTCGATTCCGTGAGGCAATCGGCCTTCGGGTTGACGGCGCGGTAGCAGTTGTTGCCCGCGAAAAACTTCGTGGCCCCGCTTCCCGTGGCGATGGGTTGGACGACAAGCCCCTCCAACTTGACCGGCGTGTAAATTCCGAACGCGGCGCTGGTCACGTTCTGCGCGACGACGCGGACGCCTTGCCGGTTGGCCCGCGATTGCACGGGAGACAGGTTGAAGCGGCCCGCTTCGTACTCTCCCGCGAGGTCCTGGAGGTTGTTCCAAACGTCGGCGGGAATGCGGAGCGGCTGGCCGGTAATAGCTCTTTCGGTGTCCATTAGCCGAGCCTCGCGAGGTAGGTTGCGAACACCACGCCGAAGTAAACATTTTCGATATTACACTGGGTTGCGCGTTTCGTTAGCCCAGCGCCCACGACGCCGTTTTCGTAGCGGAACCATGCGTATTGGTGCCCTTCTTTCGGAATCGCAGCCGTGTAGCCCTGCGCCGTGAGGTCCGCGTATTCGGAGCGTATGTCGGCCACATTCAAGTTGATTTTGAACTTGGATTTTACAGCGTACATGCCGTCAGCCCGAAGCCCTCCCGACGTCCCCAGATAGAGGACTTCGCCGGCGTTGAACGTCTTCCATGTGTCGAGATTCACGCATCCGGTTGCGAATTGCAGGTTCTTTATAAACGTCATCGTCACGGCGGAAGCGGGAATGAAATTGTCAAACTCCAACATGAATTCCGGGACGTAAACATCCACGCCGTCGATCTGGTCCGTTGATTGAACGCCGACGAATCCCCCGAAATCCAAGAGCCGCCCGCCGGTCGGAACTTGCGAGCTAACCGTGCGCAGAGATTTCTGGACGTGGACCGTGCTGGCCATCGTCGAAAAGTTCATGATCGGATTGCCGGGGTCGGTCGGGTCGGTCGGCGCGGTCGGGTCCGTTTTCGTTCGCTGTTCGTACTTCGGGACAGCGTAGGTTACGGCGGCAGTCCAGTACCCGCCGCCAAGAGAGGATAGGTTGTAGTCCTGCCGATAGAGGGTAATATCGGGAATCGTTGTGTAGGCCACGGGAACATTGGCAACAAGGTACGCATAAATATCTGCCGCTACGTCGGAACCCCGGAGCTTGAAAAGCACGGTGATCCGCGTATTGTCGAAGCTCCCCACCATCCCGCTGGGAGAGTCGAACGATTCCAGCATCACGATTGCCATCAGGTAAACTGCGCCCCCTGCAAGCGGTCGATCATAGCCTTGGTGTTGAGGCTGATTTCCTTCAGGTTTTCGATGATCTTCCTTTCGGCGGGCGTGCCCCCGGCCGGGGCCATTCGGGCGATCAGCGAAGCGTCGTAACCCCCGCGAACATCGACCTTTCCGATGTCGAGCATTTCGCCGGGCTTGTCTTTCGCGGGGGGCGTGACTTTGTTCACGACCTTGGCCCGAGCTTCGGCCACGGCGGCATCCAATTCGGCCTTAGCTGCCGCGATTTCCGGGGCGTTCCGGTTGCCGATCAAATCGTTGGCAATGTCGCGGTCGGACTGCTTTTTCTGTTCGGCGATCTTCCGGAGTTCGCGGTTAAATTCGTAGTCCCTGTCTTTCTTCGCCTTGTCAGCATCGCCCGCGCCGCCGAGGACCAAATCCGATGCGCCGCCCGTGAGTACGCTCGCGACTTTCGGCGCAAATTCGGCCATCGTGTCCCGCGCGGAGCGGAAGGCGTAGACCAGTTCGGCGAGCTTCGTCCGCATCCAAATTCCGAAATCCAACATCCCGGTTTTCATGTCCGCCCATGTTTGGCCCCACACCGAATTCAGGGCTGCGCAGACCTGCAACCACGCGACGTTGATCCCCAGGCCGACGATCTTCACGGTCCCTTCCAGGTCGCCGGATTTCATCGAATCGACCATTCCGGAGAGCGTGGCCGAGAAGGTTTCGCCCAGTCCCGCGAACAGCACGCGGGACGAATCGACGACCTTATTGAGGTCGGTAAACAGGATGATGCCGGCCGCGACCGCCGTCCCGATTATCACCAGCGGGCTTGTCAGCAGGCCGGCCACCATCGCGAGATTTCCGATGGTGAATCCGACCAGACCGACCGCCGTTGCCAGGCCGACAAGGGCCGCGCCTGTGGCCATCATCGCCGTACCGAGAACGGTCAGCGTGCTGATGAGTGGGGCGTTGGCTTTCGCGAAATCTATCGTCCCCTTCGCGACTTCTTTCAACGTCCCCGAGATAAGCATGAACGGCCCCGCGACGGCTTCGCCGACCGTGAACGTGACCATCTTGATTTGTGCCCAGAGAGCATCAAGGGCATCGCCGAACGCGTCCGCCGCCGTGGCCGATTCGGTACTCATTGTGAGGCCGAGCGACCGGGCTTCCTTCCGCATCTTCTCGATACCGGAAGACCCCTCTTGCAGCAGGACCTGAATGCCGAAGCCCGCCTTGCCGAATACCTTCATCGCCGCCGCCGCCTGCTGCGCGGGATGCCCGACCGTGGCCAGTCCGTCCGCGAATTTCATCAGCATCTTGTCGGGCGACAGACCGTTGATGTCCTCGAGGGTGAGACCCAAATCGCGGAGAACGGAAGTCGCTTCGGCGGAACCGTCAGCGGCCTGCGAAACGAATTTCGACATTCCCTTGAAGGCTCCTTCGAGGGACTCCATTTCGACGCCGGACTGCTTCGCCGCGAACGCCAGTTCCGATAGAGCCTCCACGCCGACGCCGGTCCTCTGGGACGATTCCAGCATCTTGGAACCCATCTCCGAAAATGTCTTCGCCGCAAAAATCAGGGGAGCCGTAATCGCCGAACCGGCCGCGCTGACGCCGACGCCGACGGCCGCAATCGCCCGCGCGAACGCCTTGACCTTGTTCGCGGCTGCGTCCAAGGCCCGCTTCAGGGCGTTATCGTTCGCGTAGATTTCCACGAACGCGCCGCCTGCACGAACGTCTCTTGCGCCGCCCGCCATTTCAGGCCCCCTTTGCGAGCATGTGGTGAACTGCGATGATCGACTGCCGGGCCGCTTCCGGGTCCGCCGGCGGGGCCTTGTACATGATGTTGTAATGGTGCATGTTCACGGCCTTTTTGCAGCCCATCGCGCTATTGTGCATGAGCATCATCAGGAATCCCTGCGCCAGCCATTCGTGCTGCCGCTTTCCCTGCAACATCCAGGCTAATTCCCGGTAGGTGTAGGGGCCGGGGTCGATGCCGATGGCACCTGCGATTTCAAATAGTCCTTCAAGACCGCCTTTACCTTGCCCGGCATTTCCGGCGCTTCGATTTCCGCTGCCGTCTCCGCCTGGATCTCGTTCATCGCCGCTTCCGTCAGCGCGAATATCCTCCGCAGGCCCGCTCGCGCTTTCGGGTTCGGGGAAAAATCCAGCAGGCCCTGAACGAACGCGCCGGCCGCCGTTTCGATGCAGTCGCCCGCCAGCGATTCGCCAAATTGAACGTCCGTGATTTCGGGATGACAGGGTGAGACGACGACGAACAACGTATCGACGAAATCCAATACGTTGCCCGTGAGTTCGGCCAGGCCCGCTCCGCCCTTGTCAAGCAACTTGACCAGATCCACGCCGATGCGGCGCTTGACTTCGCGCGCCGTGTTCACGGTGATGTTTACCACCCACTCCCGCCCGGCGGTGTCAACGAATGCGGTTTGGCTCATATGTTCCTATTTTTAATCGAGGGACAGGCCGGTGCAAGAAACCGGAGTCATATCGGGGGCCGGCTTGAACGTCAGGGCCACCGACTGCCCGCCCTCTAGCGGTTCGTCTTTGTTGAAGCCGAGGACGGTCCACTTCGCGCGGAACCCCAGCGCGTCAGCGTCCGGAATCGGGCCGCTCAGGACGGCCATTTCGACCGTCGTCCCGGCAAGCTGCGCATCGCGGAACGCGACCATATGCGTGTCGGCTGGACTCCACACCATAGAGAAAGACAGCGACAGGTCGATCAGTCCGGCCCCGGTCTGCTTGAACGGCGCGCCGCCCCGGTTGGAGAAGTCGATTTCTGCCGATGCCATCGGCATTTGGAGGTCTTTGATATTGGATACTTCCGTCCACGCGGAGCTGACCATCCGGTAGAGCTTGGCCTTGTAGCCCGGTTTGTAGTCGGTGATCGCCATCGCTCGTTACCCCCAAATATCGGTGAAAATATCGTTCGCCGCCGTGAGGGCCGGCTTCATGTACGCGCGGGGCGGATAGACGAAAACGCGCGGACCGAACGGCCGCTTGTTCTGAACCACGCCGCCCTCTTCGTGCAGGCCCGGCGCCACGCCGCCGCCCGCTATCACCGCCGGCCCCACGACCACCGAAAAGCTGCTCCGGTCGAACGCGAAGAACAGCAGATCCCGCATCAATCCAAGGTGGGCGTTCGGCGGGTTGCCCGGCAACGATGGCCCGAGCTTTCGCCGCATCGATCGGCGGGCGATCGTCATCACGATAGCGCCCTGACGGGAGAGCTTTTTCATCGTGTATTCGAGGGATCGGTCATAGACCGTTATCCGGTCGAAAAATCCCTCTTTGAATTCCTTGACGGTCAGGTGGACTTCCATCGCATCACCCCGATACCGTGACCGTTTGAGTGACCGATGAAGTCCGCCCGAGGTCATCCGTCACCGTGAACGTCGTCTCGAAATCCGCCGGCAGTAGCGTGTAATGGCCGGTGAAATCAATCGTCGGATTCTGCACCGTACTCATCACGCCGATTCCCGCAACGGCCCACTCCCTCGAGGCAATCGAACCGCCCGGCCTCAACAGCGTCGTCTCCGTGAACTTGACCGCGTGGTCGATCGAAGGCGCGGCCGTGAATCCTGCGAGTAGGAGCGGCCCCTCCGATTCGACCACGCGGTACGTCGCCTGGAAACTACTCATAAGTACCGACTGATTTTGCAGACGGTCCATCGAATAGACCAAATTCAGATCCGACTGGACGTAGTTCGCATACCGTCCGCCCGGCAGGGCCAGCGTCCGATTCGCGGCAATCGCCAGCCACGTTTCCACGTCTTCCGCCGCCCGAACCAGCGGCTTAACGTCGGCGTTCGTGTAGCCCGAATCGACCCGTCGCCGGATGCCGATTTCGAAGACGAAATCCTTTTGATCGCTGTCCCGATTCGCCTTCGTCCGCGTGCGGTTCGTCCACAGCACCACGCATTCGGACGTTCCCGACGCCGGCAATTCTCCCATCGGAACCAGCGGGACATAGATCGTGGACGCCGACACGGCCGACGTGAAAACGCCCGCGTTAATCAGGTCTACAACCGCGTCCGCTATTTCGTCCGCGTAGGTCACGCCGTCAACTCCGTTATCAACTTGCAGTGAATCCGCATCGTCTCTTGATTCGGGTCATGCCAGCGCCAGCTCTGCTCGCCCTGAATCGGCATCATTGCGTAGACCTGCGCCCGACCGTCTACCGTCCGGGTGATTTTGTCGCCCTTCGCGGGGAGGACGTTCACGCCGTTGATCTTCAGGTCCGACCGCTTCACGATGAAATCCTGATCGGACCACGCTACGGCCGTCGTTCCGTCCCCCTGGTCAATCCGGAACGCATAAGCGCCGCCCGTTGCCACAGCCAGCGTCGTAGAGTTCGCGCCGCGAGTGTAGACCGCCGTTTCGCCGGCCGCGTCGAACGTCTTAGCCGTGAGCCAAGACGTACCCCGTTGGAGCAAATTCGCCATGTTACTGGTCCATCAGCCGGCAGCGAAGGGCGTCGATGATAAACTGCCCGGTCGTGGTGCCAGTGGTCTTTTCGAGGTGAGCGATCAAGCTCAGCGGCCCAGTAGCGGCGGCCAGGGTGAATACACTCGAGGGCAGCACGTTGACCCCGTTGACGTAGAGCTGCACGTCGGTCGGATCTCGGGTATCAAGCCAGAATTCCACGCGGTTCGCCACGGCCGAACCGGCAACGAACACCTTGGTAGTGTCGGTCGCAGCAACGGTCGTGGTGCCGTCTTTCGACTGAGCGTTGATGGCCAGCGAAGCGCCGTCAACGTGGAACAAAACGTGTTCCGTGATCGCGTCCGCGTCGGTCGTGCTGGTGCCGTTGCCGACACCGATATTGAAGTCAACGGCCGCGCCCGAGCCGTTGACCGGCACGCGGATAATGGCCTCAACGATGGCGTTGGCCGCGATGGCGAACTTGTCCACCGACAGCAGGTCGATGCACTGGGCCTCGCTGGTGGCCGTCAGTTCGATCAGCCGCGCGCCGCCCAGAGTCTTCGGGTAGCCGAACGCGCCCACGGCCTGAGTCCCGGTCGGAACCGAGGCGAAGGCGTCGCGGGTAAGCGTGATGTCGTACTGTGGATCGACGTTGATTTCAACGTAGACCGTGGTGTCCGTGCCGGCGGCGTCCGCCGTGGCCCGGCCCATGTAGAAGTCTTGGTCGTTGACCTTCTGGTACGTCGCGGTATTCGCGCTGTAATCCCAGTAGACCCGGCCGCCGGCGAGGATCGCCACGGACGCGGTTTTCTGGACTAGGAAAACGCCTTCGGTTTCCACCGCGCCCTTGGCGGCGGCGGCAATATCGACCGGCGAAATCCCGCACCGGCCGTCGGAAAGCTGCGCTACTTGGCCGCCCGTCACCGCAATGACGGGGGTGTAGTCGAGGCTGTCGCCTTCCTGCAAATACTGAGCTTCGGCTGCCATCGTAATCACTCCCGCTTATGCGTTTATCGGTCGGTAAATGGGCTGGTTGTTTGCTGGTCCGGAACGGTTTAGGCCGCGCCCTTCATCTTCACGCCGCCGCGATATTCCTGCTTCTTCACGCCGAAGTCGTGATAGCCGCGCATCTGAATCCCGAGCGTGTTGAAGTCGGCCTCGGCCTCCTGAACGGTCGGGGCTTCCTGGCCATCCAAGAATGCGATTTCGATAACCGACAGGTCGGACGGATCCCCGAGCAGATACCACGCATTCGCGGAGTAACCGGTCAGGTTGGCGTTGCTCAGGTAGGTCGAAACGACCGGCTCGTACTGCCCGGCGTGGACGTTGATCGTCGGGATCTTCGTGCTGGCCGTGGTGTCGCGGAGTTCCGTTCCCCGGTAGAGCGTCTGGGCATTGACGGAAAGCGCCGGCGGCGTCAGCAGCATCTTCGGCGCGACGGCCACCGGGTTGCTGTCCGGGTCGATCTGGTTCAGGAACAGCGTCACGGCCAGCGTCAGCGAGTCGATGCCGAGAACGGTATTCGTGCCGCTCAGGTAGTTGATGTTGCCGGTCGTGAAGAACGACGAATTATCGAGGAATTCAGTCCAGAAAACCTTGTTGATCTTCAGCGCCGCGCCGCGCCCGAGCCGCTGCGGAACTTGCGTGAGAGCGCCCAGATCGTCGTTGATGATCATCTGCCGCGTGAGCGTCAGCATCTTGCCGTAGGTTTTGGCCTGGTTGGTGTATTGCGTCTCGCCAACGGTCCCGTGTTTGATTTCGCCGGACGGCCCGACTTCTTCGTATTCCATGCCGCCCGAAAGGCGGTAGGACGTGGCCTGCTTGAAGTCCTGAACCGTCCTCTTGCTGGCGATTTTCTGCCAGACGTTTTCCACGGCCATGAAGCCCTGGAGCAGGAATTTATTGGCCACGTTCGACAGGATGCCGGGGAGGCTGGCGGTCGAAAACGCGGCCTTGAGGACGCCGGCCAAATCGCTCCGAATGGCCGAAGGCGAATGCCCCGCGTAGCCGCCTTCGTGGGCCGCTTCCATGATGGCTTCTTGCAAGCCGAGCCGGCCCTTGTAGGCCGTGTGTGCGGCCTGCAATTCCTCTTCCTTGTAGAGCTTTTCGTAGCCATTGAGCGTGCCCGACTGGCACAATGCCGCTTCGATGACGCGGCCGATCGGCAGTTGCCGCCGTCCCGTGATGGGCGTCCCGGTCTGGGGTCGGCTGGCCTTGAGCAGGTAGAGTTCGGTCGCGTCCGGGGTCCACCCGTTGCTGACCGCGTGAGCGGCCAGCGGTACGCCGTCCACCGAAACGGCCGAACCGCCGACGATGGTCGTGATCCGTGAGGCGCGGGCCATTTCCGCCGCCATGCTGGCGCGGAGTTCGGCAATCGGGTCGGGGGCAGCAACCGGAGTCGCCACGGTAGCGGTAGCCGTTACCACCGGGGCAATTATCGTCGGTTCCATCGTCGTCATCTCCTGAAAGCGGGCGACGATTTTCGCGGAAGTCGCGGAGTCGGCCCCGAGTGGTACAAAGCTGGTTTCGAAATGGTCCGTGGCGCGGGCGATGTAGATCGGCCCGTCCCAATTTTTGCCGTTCACGTTCACCGTTTCGCCGTCATCGACGTATTCCATGCGGGTCACATCGGCCCCGATGCTGGCCTGGTACGGGAAGCCGTTTTTCGCGTTCGCCACGACTTCTTGAGCGTCCGGCCCGGTGCCCGAAATCGTCCCGGAAACCTTGACCCGCTGGGCCGATACCTGGACTACGTCGGCGTGCCCGATGACCTTGCTCGGGTCGTGGTTGAGGAAAATCGGCTGGGTCGAATTCCGCTGCTTCATGCCGGCCAGATCGACCACCACGGGCAGCCCCCAACCGACCTTCATGGCCCCGCCGGTGTAGGCCGTCATGGTGAACGTGGCCATTTTCGGCCCGTCAGTCGCATCAGCGCCCGCTTGTGCGATAATCGCCGGCTCGGACTCCGACAGCAGGATCGGAGCGTGACGCTTCGCCGCGAATTTCAGGTACTCGTTACGCGGCATTGGCGGTTTCCTCCGGGGCGGGCTTCCGCTTCGGGTTGCCGGCCGGCTGCGCGGACGGGTCGGACTTCGGCAACACCTTGTCCGTCACCAGAATCGAAGGCAGGCCGCGCGCCTTGCGGGCCGCCTCTTCGACGGCCACCTGATCCATCATCTCTTCCCAGTCCCCGCCCTGTTCCGCTTCGTATTCCTGCGCGGTCTTCATGCCCGTTTCCAAGAGCATAATTGCGGCGGTGGCATCTTTAACCGGGTCGATGGATTGGAGCGCATCCCAGATCCAAATATGCCGTAGGGGCAGGCCCGCCTTGTCCAGCGGGGGCAGGTAGTTCGGAATCAGGGAGGCCTCGTCGTACCACGCGGAGAATATCCGGCCGAGCACCTGGCTCTCGAAATAGTCCCGCTCGATCAGGATCGCCTTGCCGTAGATTTGAACGTCCAACCGCCCCGACGAATAGTTGTAGCCCGACGAATTCCCCGCCGCGACGTTGAACGGCATGTTGAGGCACCGGGCAATCTCCATGATGATTTCCGACTTGAACTGCGCGTAACTGGTCGTGGGCTGCTCCGCCTTGAACGGCCTCAAATCGTAGCCGTCCGGCAGCACCGTCAACATGCCGCGTTCAATTTCAACCGTGTCCATCGGTTCGGCGGTCGGGCCGTCATCGGCAGATTGAGTCGTGGCCAGAACGGCGGTATAGTTCGCGGCCGTGGCGGCGGCTTCCACGACCGAGAGCGTGTAGGCGCGGAGCTTGGCGAACAGCGGCAGTGCCGGGGTAATCTCCGGGATGCCGCGAAGCTGGCCCGGCCGCTCCATCCGGAAGACGTGAATCACGAATTCCGCCGCGATTTCGTCGCGTTTCGAGCGGTCTTTCATCACCCCCAAATCGCCGGGGTGGTAGCGGAGAATCCGGTAGAGTAGCGGGTTTCCGTGGTCGTCGTACTCAATCGAATCGTCCAGGAAACTGCTTGTCGTGGCCCACGCTTGGACGCGGTCAGCCTCGATGATCTCGATGTCGAGCGACACCTCGCCGGGCACGCGCGGATTGGTGAAGAACTTGGCGAACGACTCCCCGTCCTGCGCCTTCGCCGTGCGCATCAACCGGAGCTTTTCCGGTAGCCGAATTCGGCGGCACCACGCCGCGAATAGCTGTTCGATCTTCTGCCCCGCCGCGCGGTTCTGCCCGCGAATCTGAAGGCGGGGGCCGGTGCCGATTGCGTCGTTGGCCAGCGTGTTGACGATGCCGCGGGCGTAGCCGTTGTTCGAACATTCCAGCCGCGCACGTTCGCGGAGTCTCTTGCGGACGGCCAGCCAATTCGAGGTTGAAGCGGAGAAGTGGTCGGCCATCGCCCAGTGGCGGGCGTTATCCGTCGTGGTCTGGGCCGCGTCGTATTTGCCGCGAATTCGGCGTTCGGTTTCGTGGACGGCCTTGGATGCTTCGGAACGTGCGGCGGCTCTTGCCGATGACTCCGGCACTCCCCCGAACTGGCGCAGCAACCACGAACGCATCAGTAAATTGTCCCGGGCGGTTTGATTTTGAACATCCGAATACCGAGTCCGCCGTTCGTCTTGGCGGTCTCGCCGGCGATGAATTTGGCGGCTTCGATTTGCTTGGAAATATCCGTGGCCGTGACCGTCGTCCCATCGGTGGTTGCCGATGCGATGCCGCCGGAGACGTTCGTCACGACGGCGGCTGTCACGGTTTCGAGGTCGGTTGCGGCCATGCGTTCACGATAGCCAAACGCATCAGGGAATGGGTATACGTTGAAGTGAGAAGATGGGCGAAAGTGCTACCGGTGTTATTTTCGGACCATGCCGGGGACGGTTTCGGTCGTACTGAACCGCTTGCCGCAGTGGCGGCACTGGCGCAGGCGGCGAATCTTTCCTTCGCCCCGCTGGGTCCGTATCGTCGCGTGATGACAGCACCCGCACCTCGGGCACGGGATACCGGCTGGCGCGGGGCTTTCAGGATCTGGCATACCGCTTCTCCCGTTGGATGTCGGATAGTTTTAGGCGATTGCGGGGCTCGGCCTTCGCTTCGGCTTCAACGCTCCGCACGCCGAGCGTCGATGCCCCGACCGCGCACCCTACGAGGCAGTCAAACCAGTGATTGTCGGGCCGGTTCGAGGGCAGCCGCCACTCATCGGCCTTGCGGCCCTTCGCCTCGACCACCGTTCGCGTTTCGGCCAGCAGGTGGGCGGCGAAGTGCTCGTGCTGCTGCTGTTTCGCCTGGAATAGCATCATCGCGCCGGGGTTGCCGATGGCCAAACCGAGCCGCTGAACGACGAACGATTTCCAGAAATTCACGTCGAATAAGACGTGTTGAACGGCCCGCTTGCCGTCCTTCGCCGGGATGCGCCATTCGAGGCCCTTACGGTCGCCGGGCTTCGTCGTCAAGGCATTCAGCGGGCTTGAGGATGCCCCGACGTAGCGGCCGTGGGCTGGCATCATCACGCCGCCGATTCGCCGACAAATGTCGTAGACGGTCTCGGTCGATTGCCCCCAGTTCGCATCCACCATGCACCGTTCGATCTTCATTCCGGTGCCGTCTTCGCGTTTCCAATCGCGCGAAACGAGTTCCGCGTGAATCGCAATCAAGCCCGCGTGAATGCACGCCTCAACGGCCCCGGCCCCCGTCGCCTTCGCCAGCGTCACCGGCGGGTCGTTCGCCGTGAACGACAACCTCCGCTGGTCCGGCCACGCCCCATATTCCACGACGTAGCCGGTGAAATTGTCCTGCCATGCGCAGACGGTGTAGTAGAGGATTTTCGCCTGAATATCGACGAACATCGTGAGGTGAGTGGCGGCCAGCGGGACAATTCCACGCTTCAGCATATTTAGTTTCGTGCATATCTGTTCGGCCGTCAAATCCCGCTGGCCCTTCGATTCCTCCAGCGGGTCGTTCTGGTACTCGGCCGCGAACACGGCGGGATCTCGGAAGTAGATGTTCATCGCCGATTGCACGGCGCTGATTTCGCCCGGCTCGAAACGATCCTCCCACGCGGGCTTCGCGCCTTCGTCCATCGCCGCCCGGTTCGCCGCGTAGTATTCCGTTGCCGCCGCTCCCTTGTCGTCTCCGCGAAGGCCTTCCTTCCGCATTTCCGAATAGGTTTCCCACAGGTCCAAGCGGTTTGGCATCGCGTCCATCATGCGGGTTTTGACCCCGTGCCACTCCGGATGCGTTTTCCGATTCAACATCCGGTCGGCCATATCGCCCGGTGCAATCACCGTGCACGGCATGACCGCCGCGATTTTCTTCCCCGGCCCAGCGAGGCCGATAATGTCCCCAGAGATGACCGACTCCCGGTACACGCTCTGGCTCATGCTCCGCGCCGACTCTTTCGTTTGCGGATCGTCGATGATGCACAAGTCCGGCCTGGCCGTCGACCCGTCCGCCCGCTTGAATTTCATCCCGCGAATCGCGCCGTCGATCCCCTTTACCCCGATGATTGTCCCGGATGCCAGCGAGCCATCGACGGTGGGCATGATGGCCACCTTGTTCTTCCAATCAATCATCGTCCGCTTGCCGTTGAGCAACTGCCCATCCGCCCGCCGCGCTATGCCGTCCAATTTCTGAATCGGGTAGCAGATCTCGGGGAAGTCTTCGAGCATCAACTCGCTGTTCTCATACTCCGATTTCACGCTGTCGAGAAGCTGCTCCGCGTGCCCGGCCGTGGCCCCGACCATCACCGGGAACCGGCGGAACCCGTAGTTCACGGCGTAGATGCAGCCGCCCTCGCATATCGTCGTCTTGCCGGCCCCGCGCGGCATCGCCACCGCGAACAACCCGCCCGTTCGGATGGCATCCTCCAGCGCCTGGATAACCCGCCGGTGATCCGCCGATAGGCCCATGTAGAACTGTTCCGGGAAGTACGTCACCAGGAACCGCTCTAAATCGTCGCGGCACTCTTCCCGGCGCTTCGGGTTGACGATCTCGGGCAGCGGGCCGATCTCGCGGATCGACCTCTGCTCGCCCTCGTTCCACGCGGCCTGGTAGACGCGGGCCTTCTCCCGCGCTTTTTTCTTGATTTCCTCCCGTTCCGCCACGGCCATCTATTTCCCCGATCACGTTTTGGGCGTCCAAACAACTAACGCACGCTTATTTGAATTACCAAACGTCATAAAACGGC